TAATCAACTGTTACTGTGTTAGCAGCGCTCTCAATTTGTCCAACAATTCCCATTGAAGTTATTATATCTCCTTGATGTAGGTTTGGAACACATACAATCCATGTGTCTGCTGTTGAGCTTGCTGCCACAGTTAATATGCAGCCATCCACTCCAGTCTTAACAAATCCTACGTCTGTATTAGCACCTGGATTGCCTAGTCTACAAGGATATTTATATACTTGTCCTGTTCTTGTCTTTGTCATGCCAGAAGTAATCATAGTCCCTCCACTAGAAACTACTAATTGCTTGACTTCCAATGCTGGTATTACATCTGTTGCCATTTTATGTTTCTCCTTATACTCCAGTTATACTACAAATTGCGTTTGGGTTTGTTACCTGTAGCTGTCCTACTTCAAAAGCCCTAATTGTTTGTTTTATTCCTGGGTCATCAATTGTTTTAACAGTTAATGCTGCTACTTGTTTCCAAGTACATGCCTCATTGCCTATTACTACTTGTGCTCCGCCTTCTGTAACTGAGTTACTTGAAACAACTGTCAGTCCAAGTAATCTTCCAACAACACCATTTCTAGTTACGTTGTCAGTATAAAACTGTCCTGCGTTCCTAACATTAGCGTTACCAAGTAATTCACTTAGATTTGTAGGATGTACCAATAGGAATCCTCTCACATTAGCATCATAGTTCTCAATTTCTATCTGTGCTTTAGCATTTAAAATATCCTGAATAGGGTCTCTATCTGCCATAACTGCATTGTTCCATGTTGCGTTAGCTGCTGTATTAGTTCCTGCTTCACTCAAAATACCAGCTGCTATAACTGCGTCTACACTTTTAGCTACTGCTCTTGCAATCCTAAGCAGTGTTCTTGCTATTATTGGAATGTTACTTGTCTTAATATCTTCCCAAGATATAACTGCTTCCATAGCGTGCTTAACGTTACGTCCTGATGTTTCAGTCCAGCTAACTTCTCCATAAGGAAAGTTTGCTAGTCTAGGAACTCCTTCAATTGTTCCGCTTGCCGTAGTATCTTTACCAGCCAATTCTGTTGCTGTTTCCACGTAATATGTCTCTGTCCATGCACTTGAATTCTCAACCATGCACAGTTGCTTCATCTTATATTCTTGTAGAGCAAAACCCTTAACTATTCTATCAAAGTTCTCTGCTCTTAAATCCTGTTCTCCTGTTGTATCTGCCATTTTATTTTAATACCCTTATCATGCCAGTAGCTCCTGTTCCAATTGTTTCCAATGCATATCCTACTGTCCATCCTTTTTCTAGGTCTAATGTACTTGATAATGTTACTTGATTATCAGTTGCACTTGCACTAACATAATCTCCAATCTCACACTGTGTGGTTACACACTTCAATTGAACAATACAGTTAGTGTAAACTGCTATTGATGTCTGTCCATCATTAGCCACTTTTTCTGTTGCTGCAATACCAACTATTGGTCTGTCAACAGCAGTGCTTTGGATTACTGTCCTTGGACTAGTTAGTTCCATCACACTTCCTTTTGCAATACCAATTGCGTTATCACATGTATATCTTACTGGGTCTCCTTTGTTTCCTAAGAGCTCCACTATTATTGCTTCATCTGCCATTTTATTTATTTCTCCTTATTTATTTTTTTACTGGAAATAACATTTCATCATATCCAGTTCCTTTAAGCATGTTTCTTGCTGACTCAACTGATTTCTCTTCCTGTGTCTTCTCTACAATTGTTGCTCCTGCTTCTGCTTTGCCGCCAAGAATACGCCTAGCATCCATTTCTTCCTGTCTCTTAACCAAGTCTTCAGTTACCTTATTTGCTTGTTCTATTCTATCAGCTACTTTCTTTGCAACTTCTATCATATCTTCTTTTTCTGTTTCCATTTTGTACCCCTCATATATTTTTTATTAATATAAAAACAACACCAATAACAAAAGTAAGTGCTGTCACTGACGTCCACTTATTCAAAATTACTCTGCCATTCATATTAATCATATATTTTTCTACTTCTAATAATTTTTCATATATTGTTGTGTTTGTTATTACTACCATTTTAAATTATCCTTGCTCCAGGTGGTGGTGTTCCTACTGAACTTCCACGTCCTTGATTGTCTGTATAAATCCCTGTTGCTTGTTCCCAAGTGTTTACTGGATTTCCTGTCTCTGTTTGTGGCTGAGATGTTTCCTGTGTTTGTTCTGGCTGTGGTCTTATTCCCGGCTCAATATCTGGTTGTTTTTCTCCAGGTATCATTTTTCCTGGTATAGCTGGCTCACTAATTCCAGAGGTATTAAGCAGTCCAAAGTTTAGTGAACTTGGTGCTTCAGTAACCCCCGGTGTTGCAGGACCTACTGTTTCTCCTCTGTCTATACCTCTTCCACCCATAAGTCTCCCAGCCGCTTCTTTACGTAGTTTAGTAACTGTACTAAAATCATATTTGCTATCTGAAACCATTTCCATAATATATGGGTCAGACATAATTTGTTCATCACTCATATCCATCATTAATGTTGATACTCTTAAGTCTTCTTTTCTTTCATAGTCTTTGCCTTTTTTAACAACTGCGTCTGTTGCTGTGTCAACAACCTCTTCTTCTAAGTTGCTTTTATCATAACCTACTTGCTTAACTGCGTCTTTCCATGTATCAACTATGTTATACATCCAGTTCTCTGGATTTGATGCGAACTCTTTTATATCTGGGTCACCAGCAATTTCTTCAGGTGTCATACCTTCTGCTTGCGTGGACAAATCTTTACCCAGTTGACTATTAACATTCTGCACGTCTTCAGCTTCTTTTTTAGCTTCTTTTTTAAGTTTTCTTCCTTCAGCTATAAGTTTTATTTCCTTGTCAATTGCTATGCCCACTCTCCAAGGAGTTGAAAATGTATCTTTACCTAAAAGTTTTGTTTCTTCATACCATTCATTAAATTCAACTAGACTTTCTTCCAACTTTTCTTCCATCTCCCAATTACCATCTTCTATAGCATCTTGAATCATATAATTCACTTCTCTATTAGTATCTTCATGTACGTTTCTACTTCCAAACCCACTCCATACAGCGCCAGAAAAAACAGTTCCAAGAGATAACATACCTAATATTGTTTTATAATTCCAGGGACTAACTTTAGTTACAGTTTTCATAATAATGTCATTATAAAGTTTTGCTGTGGCTTCATTTGCCATTTTACCACTTGGAAGAAGGTCGCCTGGTTTATAAGGCCCGCCTGCTTTTTCTATTTTTGCACCTATCCTATCTGCCTCCTTCATTACTTTAGTTGCCTGTCTTGTATGTTTAAGTGATTTGGTAGTAATAGATGCTGCTTCTTTACTAGTTAACTTAGTCAATCCTTTAACACCAAGTTTAAAAAGTCCTTTAGCAGCGCTTTTAACTATTCCGCCAACTGACGTAATCATCATTATATCACCAGCATCAATTTCTGAAACCAGACCACTTTCATCTAGTGTTACTGGTCTAGCACCACCTTGTCCGTCATCAGTAAGACCATAAGGTGCTTCTTCACCTGTATATTCTAGACCAGTTGCAGGATTTATATGCACTGCACCATTAACTTGGTCTGGCTCTATTACAGGCTGCTGCTCTGGCTCTGCCAAAGGTTGCTGCACTGACTGGTTCTGTGGCGCTTGGTAATTCTGTGAAGAAGTACTTTGCTGCGCCACTGACGGTCTTGGAGCACTAGCTTTCTCACTAAGCCCTTTACTAACACCACTAATAACTTTTTGTGTTGTTGGCGAAGGTGCTGGAGGTGCTACTGGCTGCTCAATACCTCTAAGAACATCTTTTGGAGTTGTCTTAGTTGGCGCACTTGGTGCTACTTGCGGTGCTGGCTGGCTTACTTGCTGTGGTGTCTGACCACCAGGAAGATAACCGCCAACTGCCGTGTCAGCTTTATTGTAAACAGCTTTTACTTTCTTTTTTATTTTATCAAAAAATCCCATTTTAAATTGCTCCTCTTGTCATAGGTGGCTGTAGATTACTTGGCTCATTAAGCTGTTGGTCTTGCGTGCCATCCTTTCTATCATCACTAAGCAAATTATTCTGAAGACTTGCAGGGAACTCTAAATTAATCACTATATTAATCTGAGCGAGTATCTGCTCCTCAATAAATAATTGCTCTTCCTCAATACATTGCTCAAAAGCAAGATAAGAAATTTGTGCTGCTGTCTGAGTAAGCTCTTGTGAACCACCAATAATTATTTGTGGAACGCCAACAGCTTGAAAAAAATATTGGTTAAG